CAGAATTGTCCACGAAACCGAAGCGAAAGACTATAAATGCTTCCTCAGTGGTGAAGATAACTTCCGATACACAGTATATCCCGAGTATAAAGGCAACAGACTTAACAAGCCCAAGCCCATTCACTTGGATGCAATCCGTGAACACATTGTCCGGTATCACCACGGTAGAGTTGTTTGTGGATGGGAAGCTGATGACGAGCTTTGTATCGAGCAACATAGTTTCAATGATCGTTCAATCATCTGCTCAATCGACAAAGATTTACTCCAAGTCCCTGGATGGCACTTTAACTTTGTTACTGGAGTTACCCGCTTTATAAGTCCTTTTGAAGGACTACGAAAGTTCTACGGTCAGCTAATTGCAGGTGATGGTGCAGACAACATTCCTAGCTTTGATGGTAAGGTGAGACACCAAGTTCCTAAGTTCATTGAACGTCTCATTGAACCTCTTAATGGAATGACAGAAGAGCGCGAGATGTATGAATATGTAGAAGATATTTATCTATCACAGGCTCCTGATAATATGTATAGATCAATTGCTACTAGTATTATGCATCGCAACGCCAAGCTGCTACACTTATTAAGGAAAGAAAATGACGAATGGACCCCACCAAATATAAATTAAACAAACCAAAGCCTTGGGTAAAATATCAAGATCAATGTAAACATGAGTGGGAATATGTAGATGATCGAGATAATGGCGACTGGTGTGAAGAAATCTATGACTGTAAACTTTGTGGTAGACGTCAATATCGAGAGCTTCCAGATTGACTTGGACTGAGGCAAGGCTAAAAGCTTTTATCATCGCTGTGCTTAGGCAAGGAACTAGGCGCTACCCACCAAAATATGAAACCCTTAACGACGCTAAGACAACTAAAAAGATCAATCCGAAAACAAAGCGACTTGCGCAGCATTATGCATGTGCGAAATGCAAAAAGGATTGGCCTCAAAAAGAAGTACAAGTGGATCACAAGGAACCTGTCGTTGATCCGGGACAAGGATTTATAGATTGGAACACCTACATTACTCGCCTCTTTTGTAGCAAGGACAACTTGCAAGTGCTATGTACTACATGCCACGACAAGAAGAGTGCCAAGGAGAAAACTAAACGAAGCTTGACAAAAAACTCGAAACCGAAAACGGCACCGTTGTCTTCCAAGGGGAAGTCACGGAAGAAGAACTCGATTTTATCATCGATTGTGGACTAGCCTACATGGTAGAAAACGACATGCTGCCCTTTAAACAACTTGGTGAGGACATTGCTTCTTTCCAACCAACGATGAATAAGACATTAAATTGAAACACCTTTATCTGCCCGATACTCAAATTCGGGATGGAGATGATACATCATTTCTAACAGCAATCGGAAACTACATCGTAGCTAAACGACCAGACAAGATTATTATTGGCGGTGATTTTGCAGATATGCCGAGCCTATCATCTTACGATGTTGGTCGTAAGTCCTTTGAAGGTAAGCGCTATCTAAAGGATGTAATTGCCACTAAGAAGGCTATGGCGGCTCTTATGGAGCCTCTCATCAGCTACAATGAACGGCAAGCACAGGCAAAGCATAAGATGTATTGGCCTGAGCAACATCTAACTCTAGGTAATCATGAATATCGCATTACTCGTGCAGTGAATAATGATGCTAAGTTAGAGGGTGTTCTCTCCACTAGTGATCTAGGATATGAAGAATTTGGCTGGACTGTTTATCCATTCCTAGAAGTAGTTATTCTAGATGGTGTAGCATATAGTCATTACTTTGTGACCGGTGTTGCCGGGAGAGCTGCGAGTACCGCCGCGGCACAGTTTCGTAAGACTAACATGAGTTGTGTCGCTGGTCATCAGCAAGGATTACAAATTCATACCGGTAGTCGAGCAGATGGTTCAATGCTTACTAGTATTATTGCCGGTAGTTGCTACGAACACGACGAAGATTATCTTGGTCCTCAAGGCAATAAGCACTTCCGTGGTATCATCATGCTTCATGATGTTCAAGACGGTCAGTTTGAAGCTATGCCTGTCTCCCTGAAGTTTCTAAAGGAAAAGTATCTTGCTAAGTGAAGTTGATCTAGCTCATTACACCCTAGATGGTTATGCCCAGCCTAGTAAGAATGACCCTGTAAATAAACCAAAGCATTATACAGAGCATCCTAGTGGAGTCGAGTGCATCCAAATCACTGAGCATATGAACTTCCTCCTAGGCAATGCTATGAAGTATATCTGGCGCGCTGATCTAAAGAACGGTGTTGAGGACCTACAGAAAGCTGTGTGGTATATCAACAGAGAGATTGAAAAGAGAACTAAATGAATCTAATTTATGTGTTATATGGCCTAACGGCTTTGTGTGGTGCAAGTCTTTGGCTATGGTTGTTTAAAAACAACAAGTGGATTACTTGGCTATTTGCTACAAGCAGCACTGCCTACCTTCTATTCATTGCATTCCTAGTGCCATTCATGGCAGACAATGCTGATACCAACTTCAACACTATGTTGATGATTATTCGTCACATGGGAACACGTACCTAATTATGCTACCTACCATGGAAAACTGGAATAGTTCTACAGCTATGGAGAACTGGATCGAAACAGCCTCAGGGCTGAAGTACCACTTTCTAGACCCATCACCAGATGAAATTGACATTCAAGACATTGCCTTTGCTCTCAGCAACAAAACTAGGTTCTCAGGTCACACGCAGTTTTATTCGGTGGCGGAGCATTCTGTTGCTGTTGCTTATCGTTTGCCTACCCATCTGCGCTTGGCTGGTCTTCTACATGATGCTGCTGAAGCTTATCTTGGTGATATTCCCAGCCCTCTAAAGGCTGTACTACCAGACTACAGAGCACTAGAGAAGCTTAATGAAATGGCCATTGCTTCTAAGTTTGATGTAAACCTAAAGCATCCAGATGTTAAAGATGCTGACAGACGTGCCTTGTTTACAGAAGCTCATTATCTAATCCCTAGTAAGGGAGCAGATTGGAGCTATTTCCAGAAGGGTGTATGGCATGTAGAAGAAGAGTTTCGTCCACAATGTATGCCCCCTGTTTACGCCTATAAGGCATTTATCTCTGCCTTCCACGAATTTACAGAACAAGAAGAAAAGCAGTTGAAACTATGGCTCCCGACCTAAAGGCATTAATTGCCGCACAGCTTAGTATTGAAGAGATTTTAGATATTCTTGGTTGGGAAGAATTTGACTTGGTAGATGCTCTTGAGCAATTTATCGATGAGAAGGAAGAGGAGTTTCGTGAGGCCCTTTTATGATTATCGCAGGTACAGGCCACCGGCCAGATAAACTTGGTGGTTATTCTAGTGACATCAATCTAAAACTTATTGATGTAGTTGGACCATGGTTAGAAAAAAATAAACCTAAGAAGGTTATTTCTGGAATGGCTTTAGGTTTTGATTCTGCTTTAGCAGAAGCTGCTTTATATTTGCATATCCCTTTAATTGTAGCTATTCCATTTTTTGGGCAAGAAACAAAATGGCCAAAAGAAAGTCAAACCAAATATAATGATATTCTATCAAATGCAGTGGATAAAATTTATGTATGTGACCAAGGATATGCTCCTTGGAAAATGCAAATTCGTAATGAATGGATGGTAGATCATTGTGATATTCTTTTAGCTCTTTGGAATGGAAGTTCTGGGGGCACAAGTAATTGCATTGAATATGCCAAAAAGAAAAATAAATCTATTGTGAATCTTTGGAATGACTGGCACCAAGACAATTAAAGAACGTGAAACAGAAAAGACTCGTGGCAAGAAACGCTATCTTGAACGCTTAGTTGAAGAAGAAGAAGCACAGCACGAGATTAAACAATATAACGAGAAAGAAGAACATCCTGACTATCCTACAAGAGAAGACAAGTAATAATGATTTACCGACTGATTATCAGCGTTATATCCACGCTTCACGTTATGCGCGGTGGCTACCTGAAATGGGCCGTAGGGAACGCTGGCACGAAACGGTGGCCCGTTATTGCGATTTCTGGCGGAATCGCTATGGTGACCTATTCCCTTACGACGATGTTTATCAAGGCATCCTAAACCTAGATGTTGTACCATCGATGCGCTGTTTAATGGTGGCAGGACCAGCATTAGAGCGGGACAATATTGCTGGCTACAACTGTTCTTATATCCCTATTTCGGATCAACGGGCCTTTGATGAAATTCTTTACATACTTACGAACGGCACTGGCGTTGGCTATTCAGTCGAAAGGCAGTATGTTAATAAGCTACCAGAAGTGGCTGAACAGTTCCACTCTACAGATACAACTGTCGTGGTTGCCGACTCAAAGCAAGGTTGGGCTGCTGCTTTACGGCAACTCATTTCTCTACTCTATTCAGGCCAAATTCCCAAATGGGACGTCTCAAAAGTGCGGCCTGCAGGGGCTCGACTTAAGACCTTTGGTGGCAGAGCTTCAGGTCCTGCACCTCTTGAAGATTTGTTCCGTTTCACAATTGCCCTTTTTACAAAAGCTGCTGGCAGAAAACTCAATTCAGTTGAATGCAGCGACCTCGTATGTAAAATTGCGCAGGTCGTCGTCGTGGGTGGCGTCCGGCGTAGCGCACTTATCTGTCTATCAAACCTCACAGATGAACGTATGCGCAACTACAAGAACGGACAATGGTGGGTAGACGATACACAACGTGCATTAGCAAACATCTCTGCTGCATATACAGAGA